AGGGGATAGGCACAGCTCATTGCAGCACCGGAAGTATTCCTTTGATGCCTCGGCCCTGGCCATCCGGAAGGAATTCTCAAAAAGCAGTTCCTTCTTATCGTTGGCCTGCCGGTCCAGCTCCTGGATACGGTCAACAGCAATGGCGGTTTGGGCCAGGATGAACAGGTCCAGGTTACCCAGGATGTCGGCCTCCTGCAGTTCGGCCATGATGTAATTAAATATCTCCATCTGGGATTCCGTCAGGTACAGCGGCGGCACCAGTTTGTCATTCTTCCCGCGGAGCTTATCCTCCAGCTCAAGGCGCTGTGCCTCTTCTTCTTTTGTGATTGTGCCAGTCTTTACCCTGGCTGATTTAGCTGGCCTTGCCATCCTGTCACCTTCTTTCTGGGCCGATATAATGATTGAATTTATACTTGTGCTTTGATATAATTAGAGACATCAAACATAAGGAGCGTGAGATTATGCCAAATACAATTATGGCAAGTTGCCCAAAATGTAACAAGGTTGCGAAAGGGAAAGATGAAATTGATAAACTTTTCGGTTGGCGCACCGTAAATGGAAAAACAGTTCCTCAGTCGCAATGCTATGAATGCAGGTTCCCTATTGAAAAGAAAAAATAAATCTTTAAAAGACGGTGGCACTAATTGTCATCGTCTTTATTTTATAATCAGATATACCTAAAATTTTCATTTCTAAGATTTTGTGTGTTTGGAGGTGGGGCGTCGGTGTCCGGAAGTGTGTCTATTTTTTGAACAACTCCCGGGGGGATACCCTACTCTCTACAAATACACCATTCTCGCACTGAAAGTTCTGCGCATGTCTGATGTTTGATGTGTGGGTACATTCCGGATTGCAGATTGAGCACAACCTCCTATCACATTCATAGAATATCCTGCTTTCTGGATTCTCAATTAAGTTCTGCCTTCCATCAAATAGCGCTTTCCTTTTCATTGGCTCTCCTCCTGTTCATCTATTATTTGTTTCACCACCTCATACGGTATCTCTCCACTCTCACACATCTCATGATGTATCCCGCACACCGTCAGAAGGTTGTCATCATCCAGGCGCCGGTCATAATCTGCTTCTATGGGTATGGCGTGATGGACGGACAGGTTCTCATAGTTGTATTGCCGGTCTGTACCGTAAAGGTTTCGAATGCACACCTGGCAGAGATTCTTGTCCCGCCGGCGTATCTGCTCCCGCTTCTCTCTCCATTTCCTGGAGCTACGGAACCGGTCTATGTAGGTTATCTTCTTTTGAGGTTGTGGCTTCCTGCCGCAGTCATACTGGCTGTCATGGATGCGACCACAATATTTACATGACTTAAGCACCTTACCACCTCACCTTCCTATCTGGCTGTTTTAAGTATAGAAAAAGAGATGCCCTAACGGTCATCCCAATTTATCATTCAATATTATTCATAACAAAAATATAGGTCGCTTTCAATAATTCAGATAGTTTATTACTTACATCATCTGCTTCGCTTTTAAGTTCATCAAAAGACTGTGCATTAACTTCATGCAGTAATGCTGTAGCATCACCTATCTCTATAATTTTATTATTTAATTCAATAACACCAATGTACTTATTTTCTTGTTGAGACAAGAGTTTTATTTGTAATATTGATTCTATCTTTGATACCTCACTCAAATCATACACTGCCTCGTAATTCCAATTATCTTCTCCCGTTTGATGAAATCGTAACAAATCACAATTGCTTTTATTAATCTTAGCTGCCAATTCTGCTACAGTCATTGATACTTCATTTAAGAACCGGATTTTCTCATCTCTTTGTCGAATATCTCTTTCATAATCAATAGTTCTTTTCATTACAAAAATAGCAACAAATGCTCCTATAATTGCTCCCAAATATCCTCCCCAAAAACCGGCCCAATCATTATTTCCACCTATAGGCAATAACGGTATTGATGATAATAAATATATAGCGAAGGGAACACCCACAATAGATAGTAATCCTGTTGGCAATAACCAACTCTTATTTTCTTTTATCCAAGATTTCATTTATGAAATTTCATCACGTATTTTCTTTCATAATACACCATAATTCAAAAAAAGAAAAGTCCCCGCTGTTTGGTGCCTAAAAGGAGGTCCCGGCCGCCCTGAGTTTCAGACGCTGGGAAAATGGGTAACAAAAAGGGCCACCGTTTCCGGTAGGCCCAATTCTTTTCATACATTATAGCACAGACCATGTGTGCCATTCTATGCCATCTTTAAATTTTTAAGAGCCATCGCATGAATTCTATGAACCTGCCTCCACTTATAATCCATCTTTACGCAAATCTCCTCCCATTTCAGACCGCGAATGTATCGGTAAGTAAGTAGCATCTTTTCCCGCTCATCCTCCAATGCCTCGATGCAATTTCTTACTTGCTGATAAGCTAGTATCCGTTGGTACCGCGCTGCTATTATCTCATCTTCTAATTCATCCACCTTTGCCGCATATCCAGACAAATCCGTGGCATTATGAGCATGAGGCAGGCCATCTCCGATATCGCAGCCTGGAGACATCTTGCCTATCCGCAATTCTGCCAGCTGCTCCTCCAATCGGGTCACATCCCTTTTAGCTAACTGATAGCTCTGTAAAAATTCCTTTTTCTGTTCATTCTCAGTCATTACTTTTTCTTCATTCAATCCGATTTCCTCCTTTTACCCCGCACACTTTCCATGCACGGCCTGTGTCTCCTCCGGGTCCTCAATGATATAACACTCCATGGTTGTATTGACATTGCTGTGGCCCAGGACCGCCGCTATGTCCTTAAGTGACGCCCCATGCCGGGCCATGTATGTAGCCAGATACGCCCGGAACCTATGCGGGTGCAGATTTAATCCCTCCAAGCGCGGGTCACTGGCCACTATCTCTTTGAGCATCTTGCGTATGGTGCAGGTGCACACCCTGCCATACACACCACCAGTTTTTCTAAAATTAATAAACAAGGCCTCGCTGGTATCTGGCAGTGCCCGACGCCACTCCAGGTATGCTTCCAAGTGTACAATCGCCCTGGGAGTAAAGAAGGCCGGCCGTTCCTTGCGTCCCTTACCGTAAATGATGCAGCGCTTCCGGCTGATGTCTATGTCACCCGCATCTAATCCGACCAGCTCTGATATACGCATCCCTGTAGCCACCAATATCTCCACAATGGCTCTATCCCTAACGTGCCGGCAGCCACACCGGATGATTTCCACTTGCTCGTCCGATAGCACCCGCTTCACACGCTGTTCCTCTTTAATCTTATAGACTTTACCCATGGGATTCTTCTTCGGCTTTCTCATAAGGCAGCCGCCGTCCTCAATAAGGTCCTCATTCATGAGCCATTTGTAGAAACTCTGGAACACGTGAATCTTATTATTAAGGGTGTTATCCTTGTTGTGGTGCTCCGTCTGCTTCCATGCCAGATAGGCCCGAATGTCATTGCTGGTCACGTCCGCGTAGTTCTTCCGAAGGAATTGGAAAAGGCATTTAAGTTCGCCACGATAGTTCACGATAGTGGCATCTGTTCTCTTCTCCAATTTCAGGCACTGCAGGAACATCTCCACCACCCGAGGGGTATCATCCACGTACTCTGCCGGCAACTGCCGTTCCTCCGACTCTGACAGAATGGTCTTGTTCATCAAATTCATGTATAGAGCCGCCTCGACCTGTTTCTGGCGCTGAAGCTCGTCCCACATCTCCATCTGAGTTACCAATGTGTTTAATACCTGCCGTATAAAAACATCTGTGTTAATCGCTGTCTGCATATTATATCCTCCCTCATTTATGGTATTATTTTCCACTTGTTCACCATGCTTGAGTAAGCTATAATATACTCAAGCAATATCAAAGCGGTGGTAGCATCTTGGCGGGTGTCCACCGCTTATTTTCTTTTACGCACATATGTTCTTTTCTTTCGTTTTTTATTGCCGGGGGAATGCCCCGGCTTTTTTTCTATACTCGTTTTACTACAATCGGTATCCTTTCCAAATCGTACCCGCATCCCTTTAACGCTTGCGTCACCCTGTTCCACTCATCTGCCAGCTCTGATGCGTTCCCGTCTTCCACCCTCACAAAGGTATATCGCTTTTGGTACAGGATACCCACATCACTGTAATGCTCTATCTGCTGCCGATGTCGGATGCCCAGCATGACCATCAGTTCCGCTGCTCTGTACCGGCCGTCGTATTGGTCACAATCATACAGGTCATAGTACACAGGTCTTGATGCCACGTATCATCCCCTCTTTCTTGTCCCAGGAGGCTCAACAAACATAATGTTTTGCGGAGTCGTCTCAGCTACAGTCCCATCATCAAATTCAATTAAAGCCACTGTATACTGTATTTGTCCTCCTGGCGTTCCTCCAATCATGGGTGATGGTTCTACTACATTCTGATATGTATTCCACTGATGGAAATATGCATTTTTTCCATTAACGATACATTTTCTCATTGTCATATTGTGCCCTTTCCATTCTTTCACCAATCTCAAACTGTTTTTAATAAATATGCAAATATATTCAGCCTTACATAAACTGCTATTGCTGTAACTATAATGGCAAGCAACCAAGAAATAAATTTCAACCGCATAAACGACCTCTTTTCGTATCGAAAATATTAATTTTCAAACAGTTTTTTAGGTTCTTTGCTCACAACCTCAATTTCGTAACTATTTACTTTTAGGTCACATAATTTTATCAACGAATCAAATAATTTATCATACCCCCAAAAGCAACCGTCCTTAAAAACAATGTGCACACCAACACAGGTACAGGGTTTTGTTATCAGACATTTTTCATTCTCCCAAATCAGTTTATCATTCTTATCCATAAGTCCGGTACATTGGCATAGAGTAGATGGCTCTATCTCAACCCATTCGGAATATCGCTCATCGAATCCGTGGTCAAGATCATATACTGGAAGGATGTAATGATGCCCTCTACATAAAACATAAAATCCTTCAACCCATTCTTCTTTATATATCTTCTTTGCCTTGTACAAATATCTATTGTTCATACATACACCTCTTAAATATCAGTTTAGCGTATTATAACGCTCTGCCCCTCTTTGTCCGTAATATCCACTGAAATCGTCATTCTTCCGAACGTGCCCATTACCCTGTCTCTGATTTCTTCACGGACAATACTTCTTGCGCTTTTATCTATGCACTGTTCAATTTTATTTGATATAGCATCACTTGTATTTGTCTCATGCAGCGCTTGAAATATTGCCCTTTTAAGTTCTTCTTGTAGAACCTCTTTAACCATATCCTTTAACGTGTTTTTATTGATTCCTGCTTCATTAAGCATCTGCCTTACTTCCTGCCTAATGGCAATCTGTTCTACAGTCATATACTTTTCCTTTCCGGCAATCGCCTAAATGCTAATTTTGTGTATTAACTCCCGCCCATTGCTCTGCCATAGCTCTGGCAATTCCCGGGAATGTTTTTGCTCTGTTTTTCTGCCTATCCTTACCGCCCTTCGTAAACCATGTACCTGCCTCATGGCATCCACACTTATACTCAACAACGTTTGTTGGCTCAAGCAGTGGTAACCCTTTCAGCCATAGCCGTGTTTTTTTCTGGACAGGATGTCCAAACTGCCAGGGCTGTATTTCCTGAGTATGCGGCGGCATTTCGTAAATTCTGCTGGAAACCGGGTTTTCCACCGCTATTTTAGGACAGTCAGCATTATAGAAATTAAGGAAAAATGCTTTTGCTTCCAATCCTTTTGCATAACGCTCTCTGTTAAGCTCACCGCCACGGAAAAGATGTCTCGCTCCAGCATTGCTCAGATACGTACACGGTGGAAAAGCAATAATCATGTCCCAGTGCATTTTCAGCAGTTCCAGTGCGTCCACCCGCAAATGCCACTCTGGATGTCCACCACTACACGGCTCTATGTCACAGCTATAGGCTTCATGCCCAAACTTCCGTAACTCAATCGTTACCGCTTGTGATTCCTCACACGCCACTAATATTTTCATTTTCTAAAAGGTTCCGTGTACACTTTCCCAGCTGGGGAACGGCTCCTTTCTTAGTTTTCAAAATGTTAATTTTCTGGTTATATCTTGTAAGATACATCCGCAGTCTGCATCATCATAGTGCACCCACCTCTCAGCGATATCAAAAATATTGTAGGCTCCCTCCGGATCTGCTGGAACTCTATATAATATCTGCTCCCAATCTTCGACACCAAAGTCAGCCTCATGTGTTAATCTTTCCATAAGTTCCTCCTCACTTTAAACTCCACCATGATTTCTGGTTCTTTCCGTACCCAGTTGCATATATTTTTACATCCATCTTAGCCTTGGCTTTCATGAGCTCAGACCGTTTAATCCCATCATCATCCGCCCGCTGCATAAGCTCAACCGCACTTACCTGGCCACCTTTCAATATTTCACGAAGGAATAATTCTGCCCGCTCAGATTCTGTCTGGCCAAGGCCGTCCACCACATCCTTAATCCTGGCTGTCTGCACTGTATTGGCCTGGAGCTTATTGTATATGGCCTGTTGCGCATCTGCCAATTCTGATATTTGAGTCTTGATGGATTGAAGCTCCTTAAATATGTTTTCAAGTATCTTCACCTCCCCTCCGGATGTAATCTGGGTCTTTTCGATTCTTTCCGGATCTATCTCCAACTTTTCACATATCAGGTCCCGGACTGGCTCTGGTACCATATTGTTTTTCCGCAGGCTGCATATATAATTTCTGGAACGTCCTATGGAGTAACCAAACTTCTCCATGGTCATACCCTTAGCCTGTATCATCAAAATAAGCTTGTCTACATCAATCTCCACTCTGTTCAATTCCAACATCTCCCCCTTCATGCGCTGCATATAGCATCTTATATGCTTCCAGCGCCATCATATGTTTGGTGTAATTATATGGATTTTTCTCTATCCGTTCCGGTCCCATCCGGTCCAATTCATCCTCCTCAAATTTAATCATGCTCCGAAGAATGGACCCATCGTAAGCTTCTACGGGTTTAGGTTTCTTTGGTGGATACATAACCGTGTATTCAGCCTTTAGCCGGTCAAGTTCCACAAACATAATAGTTTGATTACCCTCTTTAAATCTAACGTAACAAAAACCATCATAGTTAGCCTTATAAGTACTCCCCATGGCCTGGAACTCAATTGAGATTATCTGATTTGCAATAGTAAAGCTTTCTTCCTTATGCAACTTTTTAAGATATTCTTTAATAATTTGTGACCGTTCCCAGCTATAGGCACCATCAACTGTTTCCTTGCTTTTTAGGGAATATACAGGCACTCCTCCGATTGTCTCCAGGGTTCCATAATCCTTGGCTTTCTCAGGTTCTTCCGGTCTATGTAACGAGCTGTTACACTCCCACTCACAATTCCCATGCTTGGCACATTCCCAACAACATTTGTGTCCGCAATCCTCACCCGTACCAGGGATAAGCTTATGGGACTCCTCCAGGGTACATTTAAATTCCGGTCGGTGAATGCACTTCCCGGACTTCTCTGGTAAGCTACCAGCCTCCCCGCTCTTTTCTGCGTCTTGCGTTACTGCTGACTGCGGTTCTGTTATCAGCTCTTTCTGTTGCGATATCGCAACGGGTTGTACCCGCTCCGGTTGTGCTGGCTCTGGCAAGAGGTCCTCCGCGGATATCGTATAGGTCTGCTTCTCTGGCTGACTGGATTGCATCTCTGCCCTGGCCTGAACCGATGCGGCCACATCTTTCGGATCCACGCCTGGGAAATCCGTCAGCTCAATCTGGCCAGGCATCTCAATGTACGGTATCTCTTTGGGCTTTCTCATTTCCCTGATTTGTACCACAGTCATATCAGGGGTGACCTGTTCAAGCTGCTCCGCATCCAGGCTTAACATTTCCTGGAGCTGAGACTTGTTAAAATCCTTGTATTTTTCATCCAGGATTGGGCTATTCCCATCCACGGAAAACTTGTCATTACGTGACATATACCGGGATGTTGTCGAAGTGCTGAATCCGAACCGGTCCTTTGCATATTCATATACATCTTTAAATCCGGCCTCTTGATATAGCTCTTTTGTGTAAACGCATTTGAGGTAATAGCCTATTGCAATAACACTCCTGGCCGCTGACTTAAGATTAGCACGTATGTAGATTTCTGCATCTTCCAGGCTGACTCCCTCATACCATTTTCGTGCTGTCGGGGCCGTTTCCTTCACGGCGCTGGTTTCCAGTTCTTCCATTGTCTTTCCTCCCCTCAACCTTTATATATCTATACCCAGGAACTGTTATGGTCCTGGGGCATTCGTCAATGTAATTTATCAATCCTGCTTCCCGCATATCCCTCATGTGATTGAATATCGTTGATGTGGATGTATAACCCACCCCGTCTGCAATTTCTCTATTGGTGGGAGGGTAGCCACATTCCAGCAGGTAGCCTGTCACAAAATTAAGTATCTTCTGATGGATTTCCTTCATTCCCTTCTCCTTCCCCTGCCCATTCCTTTACCCGTTGTAATACCAGAGCATCATAGTCAACATTCCGTTGGTCAAAATTGTGGAACTGGTTTCTCTGGTCCGGTTTCCCAGTCCTTTGCATCCGGTCCCTGCTCTGCATATAAAGCACCTCAAACTTCTCCCGGAACTTTGCCGTACTTCTAATATTGCTCCTCCAGAACGTGCTTTTAATGGCATAATCAAGAGCCTGGGCTATCTGTTCCCTGCTCCGCTTATCAATACGCTGCATCTTTTCAACCTCTGCTGCCCATTTCATCCGGTCACGTTCATTGGTAGGCACCTTTGCCCCTGGCATCTGTTCTAGAATAGATCCAATCAACCGGTTCACACATTGCATTTCAAATGATTCCGGAGAGAACGCTGCCGGCTCCGCAGGAGACGCGGCACTCTTTTCTTTATTACCTTTTACTTTACTTTCCTCTACTACAGGGGCATTTGTAGCCGACATATTGCCATTTGTAGCCTGCGAATGGTCATTTGTTTCCGACATATCCTTAAAAAAGGGTACAAAAACCACACCTTTGCATTCTTCCTTTTGCAAAAGCCATAATTCCTTGTATACCGTCCTGTCCCTTCGTCCAGAAGCAACTGTCCAGTAACTTCTTTGGATACCTTTACTGGTTAAGACCTCCCACCCATCAAATACCCTTTTATCAAAGAGATTTATTTGTAAGCAGTAGCCCACTACCTCTCGGATAGTACCGGAACCAATGCCGCAGCCCATCTTCCTGGCGGTCGATGCACAATCGTCAAAGCCCCATCGGTAAAAATATCCTTCACTCCCGAATGCCCTTAGACAGAGATAAAAGTAAACGGAAAATCCTACCCATCCCTGTGCGTCCAGGAGCTTATCAATTTTTGTATCACTATCGAATATGTCAACTGACCAGCCGGCGTAATCAAGTTTCTTTTTTGCCTTGCCTGCCATGTTGCATTTCCTTTCTTTTTTTGAAAGAGGACGGGGCGGCGGTCAGAAAGCAATGGTTTGCCGCCCCGTAAACACCTCCGGCATTTAATACCGTGACATATTATATTGGCCTGGAGGATAAAACATTGATTTATCCGATGATTGTGATTCGCTTGCTGATTGCCTCAGGCATATTCATCAAGGCATCCGTCAAATATCTCTTGATATTAGAAACTGCCTCGTTCTTCCAGATTCCGCCTTCAGCCTCAATCAGTTTAAAAATCGGCATGTCATTATTCTCACCAATTCTGAAAACAAACTTACTGGCTGGCTGACCAACCTCCTGGAAAGTCCTATAAGGAATCAGCTCCACCGGGTTTGGTACGATGGCTGCCGCCTTTGTTGCCACTCCCACAGTCATAGTAGCAACCTGTGTCCGGCCGTCATCCGAAAAGCTCTGGTCATTCTTCTTTTCAATATTCCCAGCCAGTTTCATAACTGCCTCCAGGTCCGTACTGTACTGGAAGTTTGCCTGCAGGGATATCATGAAATTCTCCTGGTCGTACCATTTGTCAAACCGATACTCGGATGTCTCAGCCTCAGTCTCAAACAGGCACTCCCTCCTACGCTCCGTATCCAATTCAGATATCAGCTTAACCTTCGTGGGGCTCACGATATGTATAATCATATCGCCATCCGGGAATTCCCGGCTACAGCTGCCGATGTAGTCTACAAGGGACGACAAGGTTGTGGCAGTGATGGAATCTGCCATTTCCTGTGCATCATACCGTTTCAGGCTCTTGTTGGCATAAGTCTTTCCACATATCTCAATGACCTCAGTTTTTTCGTTCTCCCGTGCCAGTTCCTCCACATGCTCCAATGCTGCTTTTAATCCTTCCATCATCTTTCCTATCTCCTTTTCTTTTTATTGGTTAGCCGCTGCCCTTAAATCAATCGGGCCTTTGCGGGGTTCCTCGTAAATTTCTCCCGTTTCCGGGTCAAATGTCTGCGCCGGCTTCCGTACTTCTGTATAGGCCGCAGCTGGCGCCGCTGCAACAGATGTTACCTGGGGACGGTCGCTTCCATACTCGGACATCTCAATCCGGCCCGTATTGAGATCCTGGCCCACCAGGAATACCGTTTCTGATTTCTGGAATCCGGCCAGCTTGGTCTTGACCTCAAATTCAATGTCTATGGTTCCCCTGCTCCCTGGCTTGAACTTTAAATTAATCGTCATTCCGCGCGCCGCCGCAGGATCCATGTTTGGGTCCAGGATGTTCCGGCCTATCTGGGCCAGGGCCATTGTAAACTTTTCGGCCAGCTCTCCTCCGGCAATGTTGTCAAATGTGATTGCCACTTAATCACCTCCTTCCTCAGATTGTTTCATTATGAAAAGAAATTGTCTGCAACATCATTGTTCTGCTCAGGCTGAACAGTCTGCTCCATGGCTTCCTGTCCCTGTGATCCAACCTCCGGTTCCGGACTCACTGCCGGCTGCTCCGCAGCTATATTGTCCATATCTGTCTCCACATAATCCTTGGTTCCATCATCGTGGATGACAGCCATATCCGCATCTATGGCCTGTACCAGGTCAATGCTCATAGTTCCCCATTTGGATATCAGCTGTCGAAGCATAGTTTTATGGGCCATTGCATCAAAATCTTTATACCAAAAAGATGAATACATCCATTCATCATCCGGAGAATAGTTTCCCGCTTCATAATCGGAAAAAGAAACCTTTTTCTTCGTCCCATTTTTAGTCTGAACGGTTGACTCATTCACAGAAAAAGCCTTACTATACTTATCCGCATGAGACATCATTTTTTTCTTAGACCAGTACATGCTATGCTTATATCCGCTGATTTCCTCAAACATAGCATAATATCCAATAGTTGGTGTCTCTTCCCTTATGAGGTCATCCTCAATCAGGTTGACCTTCAATTCCTCTTCCAGTGGATTATAGGATATCAATTCCCCTTCCTTGATGGATACCACATTGATTTTCTTATATACACCACTCCGCTTTGCCAACTGTATATAACCTTTATACCCCAATTGAAACTGAGCTTCCTTAACCCCCTTCTTTTTATTATCGTAGGGCACAAGGTAATACTGCCCCAGTTGGAGTGAGGGAGAAAGCTTCAATGCCTCCCCCTGGAGAGCCGCCGTAAGGATGGACGAATTTGTACATTCTGCGAGTGCCGGTGTGGCCTGCACCGCTGAAATGATTGAGGATATAAAGCGGGTCCCTGCCTGTCCCCCCAATACCTTGTTAATTTCCTTCTTTGCGGCCTCTTGTGTCAGATAGACACTGAAGTCTAGTTTCTGCTGCGGCCTGTTTGCCAGGCTGTTACTTACTGCCATAATGTTCTCCTCCTCTTACTGTTTCGGTACCGGCTCAAACCGGATACCATTGGTTTTTAAAAAGTGCTTAAGTGCTGCCGCTTGTCCCGTAGTCACATACACCCGGAAATCAATGATATTCACTGGATTCTCCACGGTCTCCATCCTGGGCTGCTGGACATCGAACTTGATATCAGGTTTTGTGTCTGGTATTGGTTTTTCAGCCTCACGCTTTCCTGCATTGATTACTTCCTGGGCCTCTGCCTTTATCCTGGCATCGCGCTCCGCTTTCTTTCTGGCCTGTTCCGCTTCATATTCCTTTCGTTTCTGTGCTGCCGCTTCCAGACGGTTCCGTTCTGCCATTGCGGCGCCAATATCATAATTCCGAAGGAAAACCTCCTTCATATCCCCGGCGTATGGGCTGTCCACCTCATTCAGTATAGCCAGGCCCTCGTCAACCCGCTGGATAAGAGCGGTTATTTCCTCTTTGATGGACTTCATGGTGGTGGAAGTCAGGGCATATTCTGGTTTCATTACACGTTCAAAGGGTAGATATTTTTCGATATCATGGATATTTGCGTCATAAAAGTCCCGGACCTTGGCCGTCTTTTCCTCGCGCTGGCGACGCTCATAATCTTTAATCTGGCCATCTATATTATCAATGGCTTTCCGAACAATACCCTCAATGTCCTTTACTTCTCTCCCGAACTGTTCATCTGGCGCCAGGAGCTTCTTCCTGACTTTCGTCCGGGTTCCAGTCAAGGCTTCTATAAATTTATTAAGCTTGGCCTTATCTGCCTTAGCCTGCTTGATGGTTTCATCCGTGTACACAGACGCAGCATACTCATCCGCAGCAATTGAAACCTCTGCCTTAAGTTCCTCATAGTTCCATTCGATTTTCTGGACAAACCCATCTTCCTGCGGGTTGTAAATTTTCAGTTCCATCCCTCACCTATATCGCCGGGAGAATCAGATCCGGCCTGCGTCCCGTGACCACACAGTCCCAGAACCGCCTTTCGGCCTCAACCAGATACTTGATGTCCTCCTCAACGTCCTTTCGCTCTATAAAATAATGTTTGGTTGTAATCCGCAACTCCCCGCCCCATTCGCTTTTGAGCTGGGCTTTAAGGACTGCAAAATCATATTCCGTCACGGCCAGGTAATGCAGCACCTGACAGAAATAGTTATCCGGTATCCGGTCACGCCACTTCTCACGCTGCATACTTTGCAGAATATTGGTGGTCTTTATTTCCAGGATTCCGCGGCGACCATTCTTGTCCACAAGCTCGCCATCCAGGGAGGCGTGCATCCACGGATAAGCTGTATTTGTAAACATGTTATCCTCGTCATAGGTCACTCTGTATTGTGGATAATCCATGGCGAATAAGGCTCTCAGATGTTTTTCCGCTTCGGTACCGTACCTGACGTATTCCCGGTCCGATATATCCTCCGGAATAACCAAGCCACGTTTTTCTTCCCAAAGCTGCACATTGTCTTTGTAAGGGTTCATCCCCACGCAAGCACTGGCATCAGAGCCGCCGATATGTCCCTTACGTCCTTCCAGCCATTCCTCCCGGCTTTTAAATATGCGCTTGCTTACTGACATCTTGTTCACCTTCCAATCTCATTAACTTCCCGCAGTTTGGACACGGCGTAATCTCGCCCAGCAGGGACCAATGCCGCAGGCCACAACTGCATACCAATGTAAAAAATGGTGCTGTAATCTTTACATGGCTGCTTGGGTAATACTCAGGCCGGGCCATCATTGCACCATATCATTCAGCTGGTCCGCCACTTCCTGAACGAGAGCCTGATCTTCTTGTACGTTTTTTCCAATCTCATGTTTTAAAAGGCTCTGTATTCCATTTATAACATCCTCATTAATCCCAGCATCCCTTAAATCAACATGTGCATAGGAATCGGGTGACACCAAAATGATATTGATTTTACTACCCTCCAATATGCTCATGGCCTTTAAATGGGTCCCTAATTCACTTAATGTAGCTGTTGTGTTATTCAATACATTGACTAATTCATTTTTACTTAATTCTTTCTTCATCTTGTAATCCTCCGATATCTCCCTTATAATAAGGGTGTGTTGTTTTTTAGTTATTGGACCTCTTCGCAGTTGCCGCCGCTGGGGTCCTTTTTTCTCCTTCGGAGCTCAAATAGATATTCCATCAGTTCTGCCACTTCCGTTGCTGTGTACAATGCATCCGGATCATATTTAGCGCACTCGCTTATATATCCGGTGACTCTTGGAAATGCCGCTTCAAAGTCTTGGCACCCAGATTCCTTTATGCAATCCAACGCTGTCAGCTTCTTGACCATCTTTTTTCTCAATCATTTCACCTCCCCTCAAATTACACCCATGGCCAGCGCCATGACCACGATAGCTACCATCCACATCCCCAGCAGCCAGATAACCGCCGGTACAATCCATTTAGCTGTCCTCATGATTGGGCCGTCTCGGCGCCTCCTGCGTCGTCTCACCTCAATCACCCGCTCCCTGCCCATGACATGAGTCAGTGCTATGGTGGCCGGTCCCACAAAATCCACACGCCAGCCAGGATACTGGACCGCTGCTTTGGCGCGGATGGCTAACTCAGTTACTTTTGTCATTGGCTTGTCCCTCCTTCCTCTATTTCGGCTACCGGATACGTCATAATAAATCGTTCCAGGTCACTCCCTCGTATCTTCCGCTGGCCCAGGAGCAAAGACGGGAGCTTTTTTGTACTGATAAGCTCATACACCTTGGTTGGATTAACCCTGAGAACGCCTGCCGCCTCCTTGACTGTGTATATTGGCTTGTAAGGTTCCACCATCGCTTTTATCCTCCTTCCTCTCATAGTAATGTACCGGGGCTAGCCGGTTCCTATTGAGGATTCCAAATCTTTCTTATTCCGTTTTTTGTCCGCTGCCTTAGCTTCTGCTGTTCCAAGAAAATAGCCCTTGTCAAATTCAGACATCTTCGGGAGTGCTTCAGCAATGGTTTTCAGAATTTTTTTATCCCTTTCTCCCATGTTCTCACCTCACTTTCTGTTCTGTATGCCGTTATTATAATTCTTTTTGCCGACATTGTCAACATCTTTTTGTTCTGTATGCCGACTTTTTTCTTGACTTATTTTAATAATTGTGAGATAATACAATCAGAAGAAATGAGGTGAGAATATGAATGGCATTAATAATAGATTTAGACAACTAAGAGAATCATGCGGCAAGAGCCAAGAGGAATTTGGAAAAGCACTGGGAATAACAAAGTCAGGCATTAGTGATATTGAACGAGGAAAAAGAAACGTTACAGAGCAACATATTATAATGTTAAGAAACTGGTCTGAATTCCCAATAAACACAGACTGGCTCCGCACCGGAGAAGGTGAAATGTTTGTACAGCGTACCAGAAATCAAATTATAACCGACTTTTTAGGTGATTTAATTATGGAAGAGGCCACGTTTAAGAAGCGGCTGATTGAAGCCCTGGCCGAGTTGGACGAAAGAGATTGGGAGAGCTTGGAGAAATTAGCAACCAAGCTTACAAGCAAAAAGGACTAGGGAGTAATCCCTAGCCCATCAACTTTTTTATAAACCGATACACTAATTCCAACAGTTCAATATTGCTTGAATTTTGAACAAGAATTATGATTTGTTTTTTGTATTCTTCAACACCCATTTGATTTACCTCCCTTTCTGGCTCAGGAAGCCAAACAAAAATGACTATGCATATCTTGTATAATAATTATATCATATTAACTGGTAGACTTGGTAATTTTTGCTGAAATATTACTGGTAATTTATTCCAATTATCTGATAATATGTATAATATACGGACAATATGTTATGGCGCGAATGCGCAGCATAAGGGAAAGTAAATGCTTTTGCATAGTGGGAAAGCGTCACGCAAACATATGTTCTGGTTGTATTATAAAACATATGTTCTGTTTTTTCAACTGGGTAGGCATAACTTTTTATAAAGAATTAAAATAGCCAATGGCTTTTTAATAAAAATGGCACAGCCAAAACTAAGGAGGGTTTATGAAACAGCACTTTATTATTTTCTCCTTGCTTGCGCTTTCATTAACAGCATGTAGTAATGGGGTTTCGCAGAATGAGTATAATAGGCTGAGATCGGAATATGAAATTCTGAAAGAAAAAAACACAGAAATGGAATCTGAATATGCGGAAGTATTACAGCAATCAGATGAAAATAGTTCATCCTCCCTTAATCAAGCCGATGCTTCCTTCGATAAAGTTGCGGACTATGCATATTCAAATCTTATAGGGAGCACTGTGACTGGGGTTCGTGTTGATGGGCAGAAGTTATTATATATAACCACCTTATCAGGTGCCGATTCCAAAGTTGTTGGGAGCCAAATTGATGAATTATTGAACCAAGACTGGTTTGATTATGACCATGTCTTATGGACACAATACGTAGGGGATGCCCCCAGGATTACTATTTGGTGTGATAAAGATAGAAACTCGGTACTTTCTCATGTCTGGGATGAAAAAAATGAAGAGGCTTCTGAATCCGAAAGCGAAACCACTGAGAGCATGAAGAGTGATACAGAATCGGAATCGCAACCAGAAGCATTTAGCTTTACTCCAGGAAGCTATCTGGTCGGGAAGGATATTCCATCTGGAGTTTATAATGTTGTCAAAGAAGATGGAATTGGGAGTCTGACCGTAAGAGACAAAAATGACCGCTTAAAGGAAATAGTAAGGGATTCTTATAGTAATTTAAAATTAGAATCCGATTACACTTTTGAAATCAGTACAAGTGCGAAGTACTCTTTAATAGCAACCGAGCAATAA